TCTTCCTTAAATAATTCACTCGCTTGTGCCTCAAAGGACGCTAAAAACTCCTGACGGTAGGAATAACGGCTCATAGAACGTTCAGCAGCAGCAATTTCCTTGGGATCAAGTAAAGGATTGTCAAAAGAAGTGAAATGATAGCCAGTAAAGTCCTCATCATCACTAATATTGGCGTAATTGTAGAGTTCATAGAAGTGATTACGACCAATTGGTGTACCAATAAATAATGCATGGCCTTTTTGGTCAGTCAAAGCAGGTCTTAATATCTGCTCCCACACCTCTGGCTTCATATCCGCATACTCATCCATACACAGATACTTCAAACTCACACCACGCATTGTCTCAGGCCTGTCAGCACCCTTTAAAGCAATCATAGTGCCGTTTACCAGCCTAATCTGTAGATTATTAACATGACTGCTACTAATCACACTGTGACCCAATTCCAACAAGAGATGCCACATGATATCCCTAGCCTGACCCTGAGTCGGTGCAACATAAAACACCTGACCACTCTTATCATTCAAACCATGAATAATTAGATTCCAAGCAGCCAGACGGGACTTGCCAGTACGCCTACCAGCAGCAATCACCTTAAACCGTGTCTCATCCTTGAACACTTCCTGCTGCCAAGGCAATAACTCAACCTTTAACTCAGCCATACACCCACATCACAGGCACATCCCTCGTATCAACGTGTACAAAGGTCTTTGCAACACCAATACCCCTAAAACCTAACTTCAAAGCCTGTTTGACAATAGTAAACCTCTGATTACCACCAGATACCCTTATATCAGCCGCTATACCCTGACAATGGGTTCCAGGCTCCTTCTTCCTAGCCTCTACAGGATGGGTGGGATCACGATACCCAGAGGTAATGATAAAGGGAAAACCACAAGCCTCCCTCAAAAGATCAAGTTTATCAATAAGACTGTCACTTATCTCATTCTTACCCGTATGACTACAGGCAAACTCATCACGACTGAAATACCTAGCCATCAACAGAGTACCGTTTGCCACGCCATGTGTATGTTTTTTGGCCCTTTTCTTTTGCCTTGGCTTTAGCATCTTTTTGAGTTTTACTCATGGCAACGGCAGCAACAACCGCTCCAGATCGAGATAACAATGCTGCCGCTTGTTGAATTACAATTAATGGAAAAGCCATAACATCTCTCCTCTAGTTACTTATTACCTTCTCATCCTTTATACCCGTTATATTAATATTAATCGATGCCGTAGATCCAGCTAACTTATCTTTCTCAAAATAACTCGAATGCAATATGCGGTCAGTCAAGATACGCCATGCCTGTGCCTGATGGGTATGCTCATCATCCAATGCAGCATCATATATCTTCTCTAAAACCAATCGACTCTTAGGACTAGCCAACATCCTATGACGATACTCATTAATAATAGCAGCATCACCCTTCTTTGCCGGTAAACCTAACTCTCCCTTCTTAGGCCTACCCCTCTTACGCTTTACTATGCTCATCTGACCTCCCTTGTATAGTGTGGGGTACATACATATATACGCAGCCTCGCTGTCCCATCCCCCCCCTGTTTTTCTGTACAGTACTGAATAAATTTACACTGTTTTTATATCTAGTTGTACATCCATACAGTAATCGTCTCTCTCTGTTTGTGGCATTCAGTGGATGAATCAGAATAGGACCACCGTAATAAATATCCTAAGTCTATATAACTATATGTTCTATTACTATCCTTGTATATAGAAACACGGTATAAGAATAACATATCCAAGACTGTCATATAGCGTGTCTTGTGTTTATACTCCTCTATGTAAGTAAGACATTAAGACCAACTAAACATTAAACGAAAACTTGCAATATAACAGACCAACAAAGGACATGAGCATGAACAACCAACAGTTTCAAATATTTGACGAATTCCATTTACAAAATGTATTTAATAATTCCGATGTTCACGATTTAGATTGTGAGTTAAATTTTTCCAGGATTAAAAGCGGACGCTATCTCATAGAAGTGACATACGCTCAGACCTGTGAATATTTAGATGGCGAAATTGTAATGACCTATGTGATGTCTAAAGAGATATCTGCATTCGATGAGCGTGACGCTGAAGACAAGTACTGGGCGTTGAATGCTACCGATAGGGATATGCTCAGTTTTTCGGAGTCTGACCCAGAATTCTATTTTTACAATTAATCTACCAACATAAGGAAATAATTATGCTGTTACCAAAAATGACCCGAGACGATATGGTGAAGATTGCCAACGCATCTTTGGCGACCATGACTGAAGAAATGGAATGGTTTTTGTCAAAATTAATTGAGTATGGCAAATACGCCGAACCGTCTGAAATTGAGTTTTACTTGTTTGATAAGTTGCTAGATGAAATGGAGGAAGAATTATTCTAACTGATGAGATCAATTGGTGATTGATCGAAACACCCGAACAGGGTGTCTTAGATAACCAACAGAAGGAAATACAACAATGAATCAATATGCAGATTTATCTCCCTATTATGTAGATCTGTCAATCCCTCAACAGCAATTAGATATGCTGACAGAACTGAACGAAAATCAATTTATTGATATCGTTGCCGCTCAAAATAGGCTATGCGGTCACTCAGCATTGAATGATTTAGCATGGGATGTATTCGTAAAACTTGACGATCAGCTTATAGCAACAAATGACCTCAATGATCAAGAACACAATCTCCTAAATCATGTGAGCAATCTACTACAAATTTAGTTGATAGATAAAAGGGCATTTTAAGGAATGCCTTTTCTTGTACCAACTAATAAAAGGAAGTATGCAAATGCAATTACAAAAACCAATCACATTGCCCGAAATTCAATCTAGCACGCTGATAAATAACAGTGCTAAGAAATGGGCAATTGACAACCTGGAATATCTCAATAAACCTATGGTATTTTTTGGCTCAAGTAAAAAGGTTGAAAAGGGTGCGGATAAATTCAACACCTACGTTATGTATTTACAACCAGCCGATAAAGTAACAACCAAAACATTATGCGCGATGGCCGATGCTGCCGGATGTAAAAAACCTTGTTTGATTAGTTCGGGACAATTGGGCATGAGTGTAGGACAAAATGCAGCGACAAAAAGAACTGTTTTAATGCTGTTGCGTCATGGCTATTTTGTCAGCAGTATTTTGCGAGAGATTGACAAGGCCGAACGGAAAGCATTGCGCGATAACATTCCGGCTCTTTTTAGATTGAATGGCACAAGTGATTTAAATTTCACTTATATCATTGATCAACGCCCCCAATCTCAATTTTACGACTACAGCAAAAACCTTTCTCACGTTAAACGATCTCGCGCTAATTATGATGTAACGTTTTCCGGCTCAATGTACTCCAAACAATCAAGGGCAGCTCTTAAAAAAGCAATTGCACAAAAACACCGGATTGCTATGGCGTGGAATACTAAAAACCTTAAAAGCGATTTAATCGCTACCGATAGCTCGTTCAAATCATTTGATGATACGGACTTACGCCATCTCGATGAAAATGTAATCGGCACGTTAACGCGTAAAGGTTCAAGCATCAAAGAGCGGAATATTGAGAACATGAAAAAAGATTCATTCTTTATAACTGCTGCCAACATTCAAGAATTTAAATCAATGGTTGCATAAATTACATTTAATTAATTATAGGATAAGACAGCATGGATAAATATCACAAAGTAATAGCAATATCGCGCATGCATTTAAGCAACGGTGCAGAAGGGGCGTACAAGGTTAAGATGTCGGGGCTGTTGCGGTCAGCTAGAAGTGCAAAGGACAGAAAATATATTTTAGACGAGATGGCCTCCGATGGGTTCTGGAACAGAGAATGGCTCGATATGAAACTAAAAGGCTAAGGAGTTAAAAGATATTTTAATGAATTAGCACAACAAAACAAACGCGGATTAATAGCGTTGATACGCCCCCGTAAGGGGGTTGTATCCCTATAGATATTTTTTGAGTATCTATAGCGATGCATTTTAACCAACATAAGGAAACTGTAATTATGAAAATAAATATAGGCGATACAATGCTTTCTACAAATCATGGGTTTTTAATTGAGATAATAGAGGTGGGCAAAAAAAATATTCGGTGGCGAAACCTTGAGACGGGGGAAACAATGAAAACTTTAACCAGGAAATTTAATTGGATGGTTAGAGAAGCTATTTTTATCTCTTTTGACAAAGCCCGTTTCGATCGAGACTTTGCAGAAGCAAAAAAACATCAATCGGAGGTGACAGCATGAATAAATTACCAATGTCTGAAATCATTTTCGCCCCAATTCTTTTGGTGCTTTCTGTGTTCATTTTATATGCATATTGGGTGGTCCTATGAGTGCCATTATTAAACCAAGATATGCGATGGACAAACACGATATTGACGCATTCGTAAGATCACGAATGTACATGAGCAATATTGTGATTTGTGACGAGCTGGGCATTCACGAGAGCACTTTTTATAGACTTTTAAGAGATAACCCTTACTTACCGATGGTTTATAGCCTAGCGATTAGAGGGGGACTAGGTGAACTGCAAGCTTATAAGACAAAATACCCCAAAAGGTAACAAACATGGCAAAACTGCGTTTTAACGCGAATAAGCGAGAAACCAAGACGATCGATTGGGATAACGTCACAAAACGCCCAGAATCGTCTAAAAACCACTGCGATTGGCATGATCTGCGGTTAGTAAATGGTCAGTGTTCAATATGCAATGAAATTTATAACGAAAATGGAAGGAGAATAGAAAATGAATAATATGCAAAATCAAATGTTGAAGGCTTCAGTTAATGGTTTTTACAGTGTGCAGAAAACAAGAATTAGAGTCGGTAACAATGTCGTTGCAAACTTTAAAACTAAGATAGGTCAAGAAGCCTCAAAGAGTGAAGAAACTTTAGACGCTGATGCGAAACTGTTGCTGAGTAATTTACGGGTTAGCTATCGAAAAATTACAGATGGCATTGTTACGATGTCGCCGCGTAAATTCAAAGAGGACGGGTTGATTTCGGAATATGCTGAATTCTCGTTGATTCAACAGTATTTCGATCTGGTGGCAGCCGAAGAGAACGCACTTAAACAGATCACCTATGCTGTCAAAAAGTTTCCGATTTACAAGCATTTCCTGGAAGATGTTAAAGGGGTTGGTCCAACAATGGCCGCTGTTATCATATCAGGCTTCGACATACACAAAGCGCAGTATGCGAGTTCATTATGGGCCTATGCTGGCTTGGATGTTGTAGGTGACAAGGGCAGGTCTCGCATTAAAGAGCATTTAGTCGATCAAACTTATATTGATGCAGAAGGTAAGGAGCAAACAAAGAAAGGTATATCGTTTAACCCATTTATGAAAACTAAATTAATTGGTGTTTTGGGCGCATCCTTTGTCAAAACGAATGGTAAGTACCGCGAGGTTTACGACAATTACAAGAATCGTATCAAGAATATGCCAGCCCATGCTGAAAAAACAAAAGCGCATATCAATAATATGGCAATTCGTTATACTGTTAAAAGGTTCCTTGTCGATTTATACACAGCATGGCGAACACTGGAAGGTCTACCCGTGGCCGATGAATACAGCAAAGCAAAATTGGGTATACATCACAAGGTTGCTTAGCCAAGGCATTATAGAAAACCAGCACGATGAAGCGAGTCCAACGGGGTTAGAAAATCATATTGACAAAGCGCGTCTTCAAGGAAAAGAAAACCAGGATTGACAAGCGGCCAACACACCCAAGAAAACCAGAAAGTTTTAGCGAGTCACTACGCGAAAGACACACAGCGGAAAAAAACGGGTCAAAAGATGGAAAGAAAACCAGATCATCAGAGCGAGTTCAAGCGTGCCATTCGCCCAGAGCAAACCAATTTGGACGAGCGTGTCAGTAATATTTAGAAACCCAAGGGCGTTAAGCGTTTTAGTTCCAAGAAACAATTGTGTAATCACCATTATCGAGCATGGCATCGGAAAGTTTCCGGTGCTGTTCTCGATAGTGTTTAGCAATCTCTTGTCTTATTCGTTTATTGGTTTTATAGATTTGATTTGATTTTTCCCTTAAAAGGTCTAGGTGACCTTCACCCAATAACTCTTTGCAGAACATCGCAAACTCTAGTGGGTTTTCGGTAAAATAACGATGTGAGCTTCTGCTCATACAGATTGCGTTATCA